GTGCCAACGATGCCGGGGTTCGAGATCGCGTTCGTGTCGATGTATTGCTGCGATGCGCCGTTGTTGACAAGCGTAGGCTTCGGCGTGATCGAGCCGAGCTGCGCGCCTGGGTCTTGGAACGATGCCAGCCGCTTTTGAATGAACTGCGGCCACTCCTTCGCGTCGTCGGGGAACTGCGCGACAACAGATTTGAACATCGCGGCCGGGATATGCCCTTGCTGCACAGCCGCAGTGCCAATATCAATGATCTTCTTGGCTGCGTTCGGGTCGTTCGGGTCAACGGCCGCCATCTGCTGCGTCAGAAACTTTGTGCCGCTCGCGTAATTCTCGCGTTGATCGTTGTTCAGGGCGATGTCGCCGCGGTCGAGCGTTTGCTGCTGCTGCTTCTGCGTGTTGATGCCTTGCACCACTTCACCGAGCTTGAATCCGGCGTCGGGGTTCTGGCTAATCAGCGCCATCAGCTTGTTATTGTCGACCTTGCCGGTTGTCGGGTCGGTTGCCTGCTGATAAGCGGCAGAAATGGCGCGGTTCGCGTTGAGGCCTTGCTGCGCTGCGAGCCCGTTTGCGTTGTAGGCGCGGAACTGTGCGACCTGCAACGCCTGCTGCAGCGGATTGATAGGCGCTGGCGCGCTCGCATTTAATGCGATGTTCGTGTCGAGTGCCATTAGACAGTGAACCCGTAAGAGTTGGAGCCTACGTTGTATCCAGACGGGTTCGAAGCATTAACAGCGCCGTAGTTGCTCGACGCGCTCGTTCCGCTGGAATTGTTTTGCAGCAGTCCGTATGTCGTTACACCATTTGCCGCGCTATTGATGCCACTCGTCAGCGCGTTGGCGGCGCCGATCGTGCCGGACGCGCTTGCATTTGCCGCGCTCGTAAGCGTGTTTCCGATGTTGCTTGCCGTCGCCGCGCCAAGCGAACCGTTCGTCGCGGCCGCATTCTGGCCGTTGCTAACGAGTCCCTGCAAGCGGCTTGCGTTGTTCGCTGCGCTGGTGTAGTTCGTGTTGAACGTCTGCAACGCGCGGTTATAGACGTCGTTGTACGTAGAGTCGGCCAAGCCTGTTGCGTAGGTCGATGCACCCTTGAGCGCTGCGCCAGATGTACCAAGACCTCGAGCTGCTGCGCTGTTCTGCGTCGCCTTGAGCCCTTGATTGAGCGTGAATTGATAGCCTGGCGTCGCCTGCGCTTGTGCTTCAGTCGGGGCGCTGAACGTCTGCTGAAGCGCATTCGACGTGTTGGTGCCGGTGATGCTGTAGTTACCGTCCGAATCCTGCGTCGTCGTGTAACCCATTGCTTGCAGCAAAGGGTTGATCGACGATGTGCCGAGTTTGAGATATGGGCTCAGATTCGCCTGAGTCTGGTCCCATTGATCGCTTTGAATCTGCGCGGCATCGCGTGCGGCATTCGCCTGTGTTTGCGCCGCGCTTTTCGATGCGCTGCTGCTGATCGCGCTCGATGCAACGCCGCCGACGACTGCCGCGCCGGCAACTGCTGCTGCTACCCAAGACATATCAGTCCCCCTTCAACAGTTTCGCTTCGTCGGCGGCCGGTAGCGCGTCGAACGACGGCACGATCAATTCCGCTTCGAGCTTGTCGAGTTCCGTTTCTTCGCTCGCGTGGATGGTCGTCCACACCGAATCCTCGTGCGCGTAGCCTGCACGCTTGGTGCCGGGGCTCGCCACGAACGTACACGGCGCTTTTAGACGCTTCATACCGCCATCGGTGAGCACCGTAATGTCGCCCTTCGACAGAATGTTCAGATGGCCGGTCTTGTGGATCTTCCCGGTCAGCAGCGTGCCCTTCGGGATGAAGATCTCGCGCGCGTAGATGCCGGACGCGAAGTGATGCGTCGTCTCGATCTCCACCTGCGGCTGTTTGAACATTTCGCCTTCGAGGCGAACAACCTTTTCGCGCAGCGCTGCGGAATCGTGCGTCGCGACGTCGCCCGCAACGACGGCTAGCGGGTTTTCCTCGCTCACTGCACGTTCTCCGCGCCGGAAACCGTCAGCGTCACACCGAGTCCAAGCGCATAAAGTTGCTGACCCGCCTGGATCTTATGCGCGAGCAAGCGCGAGAGCTGCACAGACGAGCCCGCCGGCACGTTCACCGAATCAACGGTCGTCGCATCAGCAGCAGAGCCGGCAGACGGCACGATATACACCTTAACGGCGACAACAGCCGCTGTCGGATTGAATGCGCTCGCCTGATGGATCGCCGTTGCGGTGCCAGCCGGTGCCGTATAGACGGCCGCAGCCGTCCCGGTCAGAACGCTCTGACAGAGTTGTTTCCAAGTAATCATTGATTGCCTCAGTAGTAAGCGATCTTGCGGTCAGTTCCGCCGATGCGGATCGTTGCGTAGCCGGTAGGCGTGGCAGGCAGAGCGCCAGCGGCACCAGCGGCCGGCGCGGTTGTCGTTGTCGCGGGGGTAATCGAAATGCCGGTCGTTACTTGGAGCTTGTTGCCGCTGCCGTCGTCCGTCGTCGATCCAAGCTGGAACGTGCCGGCGTGATAGCTCTTTGCTGTGCCGTCTGCATAAATGTTCCATTTCGTCGTACCGGCCGCCATCTTCATGCGCAAGCCGGCATTGCGCGTTGTCGCGCTGCCGAAGTCCTGCACCACGAACGCCTCATAAACGCCGAGCGTCGAGCCAGTGCCGAGCGACGGCGTATTCGCGAGGAAGCCGTACAGGCTCGCCATGTTGAATGCCGCAGCCTTCAGACGCGGAGACGCGATGTAGGTGAAGCCGTTCGCCGTCGCCGACGCGTTGAACTCGACGTTGTTCTGAGCGCCGTATTGGCTCGTTCCTGTCCCGGCAAGGGAGCCGCCAACAAACAGAGCATTGTTTGCATCGCCGGCCGCGCCTACTCCAACAGCACCTGTCAGCGTCGGGGAAGCGCTAGGTGCCGCGCCGCTCACGTCGGCAACAGCCAAATTTACGTCACCAGTGCGCGTGGCAACGGACGTCACCATCGCGTCTGTGTTCTGTGCGACGCCTGCGGAAGCCACAGATTCAAGCTCGTCGAGCCGTGCGCTTGCCGCATTGCCGGCCATCTGCTCAATCAACGCTTCGAGATGGTCGATGCGCGCCCTAAGATGCGCAATGCCCGATGCGTCGCCAGTCTCGCCGCGCTCGTCGTGTTGTGTGCCCAATGCGACGCTGCCATGCGCTAGCTGCGCATCGACGCGGGCAAGCAGCGCGATAACCGCAGCCATCACGACGGCCGCAGGCGGTCCCGCTTCAGTTTCCGCCTCAAGACTATGGACGTCGTTCGCGAGGCTTTTAATTGACGAGAGAATATCGCTTAGGTCGCCGCCACTCGTGCCGCCCGTTCGATTGAACAGACCGACGAAGAACTGCCACCAGACGGGCGAGATCCGGCCATCCGTTCCAACGAGCGGCGCGTTTCCTGGAATGTTGAGTGCCGTATTCATGTGCGGGCCCGCTTAACGTCGGCCCATGCGCCATTTAGCGCAGTGCGCACAGGCGTAGACCATGACAGCTCAAACACACGATCCCGCGCATAGCCGAGGCGTTGCCATTGAATCGACGTCAAGTACTCGCCCACCCTGCCGAGTGATGCGGAAACGTAGTTTCCCCATGATGCGCCGCGGTCATCGCTCCAGCGCAGCCGGATTGCCGGCTCTTCATCGCTCGGCATGCCTCTGCCAACTTCCATGTCTGCGACGAACTGACGAAACATCACGCGGTTTCCATCGGCCCCGCTGATGTGCGGAAACGATCGAATGCGCTCGATCGGGTTTCCGTTGTCCGTATAGGAGTTAGGATCAAGCGCGTACACCTTGCCAGTCTCGTAGTCTCCGACAAGGTTGCGCCCGGCGTTGAAAGAATGGCAGTTCATGCGGTGGCGTCCAAGCGCGCCATCTGCCGCAAGGTATGCGCGCTGATGCCATTGGCCGGTGGCCGTATCGAAGCACCACGTCTTGTTAGCGGTCGGAAACGTCAGCACGTAAAAGGCATGCCCGCCTTGCAGGTACGAAAAGCCGATCGCGTCGTCTATCCGGCTGTACGTTAGAAACTCAGCCTCAAGCGCGTGCGTCGAGATCCGCTCTGCTGCGTAGTTCTTGCCGGCGAAAACAACGCCCTGCCCTTGCAGATCCTTGCCGAGCCAGAACAGAGCGAGATCGATCTTTGCGACGGAATGCTTGGCAGCGCAGCCATGCTCGATATAGACGCCAGGCATGCGGCCAAACGTGAAGTCGGATGAACCAGTGTTGTACCAAACTTCGGTCGTCTGCTCGCCAAACAACCATATTTCTCGGTGCATAACAGCGAACGTGACAAGGTTGTCCGAATACGTCGACTTGCTGGCGATATCGAGCGAATCGAACTTGACGTCGTTGTAAAGCGAGATGTAAAAATGCTGCGTGGCCGGCTGATTGAATACGAAATAGCCGTCGACGTAATCCACCTTGTCCGCGCCGTAGAATGCCTCGTCATCGCAGACGGCGAATGCGTTGGTCGTCAAATCGATCGTATAGCCTAACTTCGTGCCATCCACCAGGAACGCGCTCGTTCCGTTATCGATCATCGACGCAGGGCCAACGTCGGAGCCTATCGAGCCGAGCAGCGTGTATGTGTTCGTCGTATCGACCTCATACACGTTCTTTCCGACGACTTCATACCGCTTGCCGTTCGTCGCGGTATAGAGGCAGCGCGATTCACCAGCAACAGGCGGCGTCGACACGAGCGTCAGGCCAGGAGTCGGGTAATACGTGAACGGCGCGTTAGCGTCTTGCGGGTTCTGCTCTGCGTAGAGGTTCACGCAGCGTTGCGCATCAGCGATGACGCTTTTCGCGGCGTAGGCACCGCCAGTCAGAGGGATTCGCATTAATAATTCGAGCCTGAGAATATATTGAATCGCTGCTTCGAGCCAAGCCCGCGCGGCATCGTCATAGACTGCGCCTGCCAGTTCATGCGTTTAATCACGCGCTTTGCATTCATCGCGAGGCCCACAAGCGAGCGTTGCGGGTCAATCTGATACGACGGCGCGAGGTACAGCGCGAGGTTGTAGCGGATCGCTGCCATGTATTCGGGCGGCAGGTTAAGATCGTCGGCGGGCTCGTCTAGTTGCGGGAGCGCTTCCATCGTGACGACGTGCAGATCGAATGCGCTGTTTGGCACCGGGTAGAAGTCGAGGTTGCCGAGCGGATACGCCGGATCGTAATAGACGAAAGACGGGAACGATTGCAGCGACTTAAGCGGG